TCCGACCCGCACCGCAAGGCGGGCTGCATTTCGGCGATTCAGCACGCCATGCACCTGCTGTGGGATCGCGGCCGGCAGGCGTTCAGCTACGAATACCAATGCGAGCCGCTGGAAGAGTCGGCCGACGTTGGCCAGTTGAAGCCGGCGGTGATCGCGGCCAAGCCGCGAGGATTGCCGCGGGGCGTCGTTCCGCTGGCCTGCCCCTACGTGGCCGCGTACCTGGACGTTCACGGCCGCCTGTTGTACTGGGTCATTTCGGCCTGGGATGCGCATTTTGGAGGCGGGCCGATCGCCTACGGCACCTATCCCGACCAGGGCTTGCGCTACTTCGCCCAAGACAGCGCGCCGGTTCCAATGGAGGCCAAGCATCCGGGCATGGTCGAGGATGCGTACCTGTTGGCCGCGCTCAATCTGACGGTGGATCGGCTGTTGGCGATGGAGTTCCGTCGCGAGGATGGCGCGGCCATGCGGATCGGCCGCTTGCTGGTCGATATTCGCTGGGGCCAAAAGACGCAACTCTTGAAGCAGTTCGTCCGCCGTCACCCGCAAGGCGGCGGCGTGCTCTGGGCGGCACAGGGCATCGGACGCCGGGCCGGACAGAAGCCGTTGCACCTGTATCGCCGCGAGCCGGGCGAGCTGCGAGGCCCGGGCTGGCGGGTCGCTCCGGCGCAGGGCGGCGACCGCTGGGTGACGATCGACGCGAACTTCTGGAAGACGTTCGCGGCCGAGCGACTGGCCAAGCCGTTGGGCACGCCGGGCGGCTGGGACTTATTCGGCAGCGACCCGGCGGAGCACGGTCTGTTTGCCGACCACTGCTGCGCCGAGTATTCGCGGCCGGTGTTGGACATCCGCAGCGGCGAGACGGTGAACCAGTGGGAGATGAAGCCGGGCAACCCGGACAATCACTGGTGGGACTGCCTGGTCAATTCGGCGGTGGCCGGCTCGATGCTGGGGGCGACGATCGCGGGAATGCAGGAGGCGGGCAAGCCCAAGCGGAAGTTTCAAATCAACTGCGTGTGATTTCTGGTAATCGTTTCTCGAATAAGGAGTCTTGAAGATGGATCGCGAAGCACAACGGTCGAAGCGGAAACAGCCCAACAAGCCGAGCCAGCAGGCCCGTCCGCAAGTCGGGCGGCCGGTCGGGGCCGAGACCGCCGAGCGGGTGGACACGGTGAGCCTGCCGGCGGCTTGTCCGAAATGCCACAGCACGCGGCGCAAGCCGTACACGGAAGGCGTGGTGGCCGACCGCAAGATGTCCGGCGTCATTGACGGCCGGCCCTACAATCGCATCGTCTGGCGGCGGACGCAATGCGCCGACTGCGGGCAAGCCCTTACGGTGCGGGAATTCCATTTCGCCCCGGAGTCGTTCGGCGAGTCAGCCCCCGAGAAAACACCCTCCGGCGCGGAATTCTGAAACTTTAATTGGATTTTCCAATTAAAGTTCCATGACCGCTCTGGGCAAAAGGCGAAATCGATGCTCACCTTGACCGCATGGCAACCCTGGCCGAACGGATCGCCGAGTTGGAAACGCTCATTGACGGAGCGACCCAAAGCGTTTCGTCGGACGGGTTTTCGGCCACCTTTGACATCGACGCCGCCCGCAAGCGGCTGGCCGAACTCAAGGCCCAGCAGGCGGGTTCGAGTTGGCCGCGGGCCTCCACCATCAAGCTCAGCAGCGGGTTTTCCGACGAATGATCGCCAACGCCGGACTGACATTCACGGCCGACACCAGCGGGGCCACCCGCTTCGGGTTCGATGCCGTGGAAGACAAGGGCCGCCGCAAGCCGCCGGTGGTCCGGCTGCGGAGCGAGGATGACGAAGCCACCCCGCAGCAGCGCGGGCAACTCATCACCCTGACCCGCGACATCCGCCGCAATTTCACCCTAGCTGCGTGGGCCATCCGCAAGCACCTGGACTACGTTTCGACCTTCACGTTTCAATCCAAGATCGGCGATGACGCCCTCGACGATCGGATCGAGGAATTGATCGCCTGGTGGGGCCGGGCGGCCAACTTCGACGTTGCCGGCCGTCACGGGCTGCGCCGCCACCTGCGATTGGCGGAGGCCCATCGGGCGCTGGACGGCGACTTCCTGGCCGTGAAGCTGGACAGCGGCAAGGTGCAGTCCATCGAGGGCGACCGGGTGCGGACCCCGACCTACTGGCCTGCCGACCGCGGGCCGCGTCCGGCGTGGGTCGATCGGATGCGCCACGGCCTGTTGTTGGACAAGGCGGGAGCCACGCTGGGCTATGCCGTGCATCGCCGCGGCGGCGGCTACGAAGTCGGCCCGGAATGGATGCGGCTAGCGTCCAACTCGTTCACCTTCGAGCGACTGGTGCCGGCCGAGTACGCCGTTCACCTGGCCTACTACGACCGCTTCGACCAGACTCGCGGCATTTCGCCCTTCGCCTCGGCGCTAAATCCGATTCGCGACGTGTACGAAGGACTCGATTACGCGCTGGCCAAGGCCAAGATCGCCCAGATGGTGGCCTTGAAGATGACCGGCTTCGACACCTCCGACGCGCCGGCCGAATTGGATTGGGGCCGCGGGCCGGTGGCCTTCAAGCTGGGCGAGAACGAGAACGTCGAACTCCTGCAGGGCAACACGCCCACCAGCGAGTGGCAGGCGTTCATCAATTTCGAGATCGCCGCCGCCTTGAAGGCGTTCGACATCCCCTTCCTGTTCTACGACGAATCGATCGGCAACTACAGCAAGGACCGTTCGGCTTGGCTGCAATACGACAACGCCAGCGAGCAGAAGCGCGAAGACCTGCGCGAGTACGCTTACGACCTGATTAACTGGCGGCTGGCGATGTTCGTCGCCTTCGGCACGTTGGAATTGCCGCGCGGCTTCAACGTGGCCCGCGACCTGAAGTATGACTTGATCGCCAACCGCGTGCCGTGGATCGATCCCTTGAAGGAAGTCCAGGCGTACAAGATGGCCGCCAACACGGGCTTCGATTCGACGCCCGACATCGCCATGCGGATGGGCAAGGACGCCTACGAGTTGGCCGACAAGGAAGCCGCCTACCAGAACTACCGGCAGAGCATCGGCTTGCCGCGGACCGACACGCCGCTGGCCCCGGTGCCCGTCACGATCAACGAGGGAGCCCAATGAGCAATGCCGCAACCAGACAAGTGCCGAAAAACGCCATGCGGTTTTCCGCCGGGCCGTGCCAATTCGCCGCCGCCAACGGCGATGGAAAAGTCCCCGTCCGGCTCACCGCCCGCAGCGGCGACCCCATCAACCACTGGTATTTCGGCCTCTGCATCCACGACCTTGCCGGAATGCAGTTGCACAAGGACCGGCTGCCGCTGGACTACGCTCACTACGATCAGGAAGTGATCGGCTTTGCCGACAAGTTCGACGTCGCCAGCGGCGACCTGGTGGTCGACGGCCAGTTGGTTCCCTTCGACGAAAAGGACCGGGCCAGCGAGATCATCTTCAAGGCCAATCAGGGCGTGCCCTACGAATCGTCGATCTTCTTCGACGACGCCACGGTCGAAGACATCCCGGCCGGCAAGGTGGCCCAGGTCAACGGCCGGCAGATTCCCGGCCCGCTGACCGTGTTCCGCCAGTGGGGCCTGCGCGGGATCGCGATTTGCCCCTACGGGGCCGACAAGAACACGCCGGTCCAGTTGGCCGCCGGCGAGGAAGCGACAATCACCATCCTTTCCACGAAGGAGGAAAACGCGATGGCAGCGAAGAAGAAAGCGGCGTCTGGCGGCGACTCGGCGGCCGGCGCCTTGACCGACGAAGCGGCCCCGGCCGCGGTGGAAGAGAAGCCGGCAGAGACCAAGCCCGCCGAGAGTGAGCCTGCCAAACCGGCCGAAGAGGCGGCAGCCGTCCCGGCCGCGGAAGAGAAGCCGGCGGAAGTTGCGCCGGCGGCCGCCACGGAACAAGCGGCCGTTCAGCCGGCCGCCAAGACGGGCAAGGACTTCCTGGAGGCGTTCGGCCAGCAGGGGGCCGCCTGGTTCGTCGAGGGGAAGACCTGGGACGAAGCCCAGAAGCTCAACGCCGACGCCTTGAAGGCCGAGAACGAAGACCTCAAGGCCAAGCTGGCGGCGGTCAAGTTCGGCGTCAAAGAGCCGCTCTCGTTCACCCCGGCGGACGACGATCCCAACGCCGTGGAGTCGGCGCGATTGAAGCGGGAGTTGGGTGAAAATTTGGGAGCGTTCGCCGCCGGTATCGACAAGGGATCGAAGCGAAAGCGTGATCGCGTATAGCGAGTGGAAACATCGCGGGCTAGGTTTGGCCGCCGAACGGCACGTTCCCGACGTGCCTGCCCGCGTAAAACAAGATCGGGATTTTCCAGGCTTCGGGAGGCCCTGTGAGGAACTGTCATGGGTTTTCCGACTCTGCTGGACATCAGCACCATCAACGGCAGTGATGCGCTGACGGGTCTCATCAAGGAGACCAACAAAGTGTGTCCGGAAGTCCGCCTCGGCGCAGCTCGGACGATCAAAGGCGTGCATTACAAGACATTGGTGCGGACTTCTCTTCCGACGGTTGGCTTCCGCAACGCCAATGAAGGCACGGCCGTTAGCAAGAGCACTTACGAAAATCGCATCGTCGAGTGCTTCACTTTCAACCCGCCCTGGGAGTGCGACAAGTCGGTGGCCGATCGGCACGACAAGGGCAAGAATGCGTACCTCGCCCTGGAAGGCGAGGCGGTCATGGAAGCGGCCATGATCTCCCTGGGACGCCAGTTCTACTACGGCACGGCGGCCGACGCCAAGGGCTTCCCCGGATTGAATCAGATGGTTGATTCGACGATGGTGGTCGACGCCGGCGGCACCACCGACGACACGGCGTCCAGCGTGTGGGGCGTCCGCTTCGGCCCCCAGCACGTCCAATGGGTCTGGGGCGAGGAGGGACTGTTCGAGCTCTCCGAGATCAGCGACCATCGCGTGGTGGACGCCAACGGCAATCCCTATCTGCTGTACCATCAAGAGATTCTGGCCTACCCCGGGCTGCAAGTCGGCTCGATCTATTCGGCTGCCCGTCTGTGCAACCTCACCGCCGACAGCGGCAAGGGGCTGACGGATGACCTGGTGTTCGAGTTGCTCGGGAAGTTCCCGTCTGGGACGGCCCCCGACGTGCTCTTGATGAGCCGTCGCTCGCTTGAGCAACTCCGCAAGAGTCGCACGGCAGTGAACATGGTTGGCGCGCCGGCTCCCGTTCCGCCGGACGTGTCGGGGATCCCGATCGTGACCACGGATTCGATTGTCAACACCGAGGCCCTGGTGGTCTAAGTCGGCCGTCGGCCGCGGCGACAAGGGGGCATTTTCCAATACCCATTTTCCGCAAAGGATTTTCGCAATGACTCAGAGCTACGAAGTTCGCGACGCCTTGCTCATCAAGGCGGACGCCCTGCCGGCGGACGCCGGGACGGTCAACGGGACCGCCATCGACCTGGGGGCGGTTGGCTCCCACGGGGCTCGGTTGGAAAACTGCGAGGTCAAGCTGTCGGCCCCGGCGCTGACGGTGACGCAGTTGCCCAACACGACCACGGCCACCTACAGCATTCAGGCTTCGGCGGCCTCGAATTTCGACGGCGCGGTGACGCTGGCCAGCGGTTGCATCGTGCAAACGGGGGCCGGGGGCGCGGGCGCCGCGGCCGATTCGTTCCGCCTGAAGCTGCCCACGGATTGCCCGCGCTACTTGCGGGCGGTAGTCGTAGGGGCCGACGTGGGCGAGGCCGGTTTCGGCGACTGCTCCGACGCCGACATGACGCTGGAACTGCTGTTCTGAAAGACCTCCCGGCCAACGCCCTTCGGCCGACGACGGCCACACAAGCGATTGCCATAAAGTGCCGATCGCCCGAAGCGCGTAGCCGGTTCTCCTTGGGCGCGGGCCGGTTGGTGGACTCGATAGAGAAAGCCAGCCGGCCGCGACCAGGGAATAGTGACAGGGAACAGGTTACAGGGGCGGAACCAAGTCGCGTTGAGCGATGAAACGACCGAGAGCATTATTCCGCGTGTCTACGATGACCAAAACGGCGTCCTTCATAGCGAGGTCCGCTGGCGGAGCGGTGGCGAGGTTCCGCAGGATGTTCCACCTCCAATTGCGGACCGACAAAGAATCTCGCGGCTGGCAGGGAGTTTCGGTCGAGTGCGTCGCAACGCTCTGCCTGCTGCTCTTGCTGTCCGGCTGCTGGCCGGGGCGGCGCGACAATCCCGAGCCGCCGCAAGCGGCCGTGTCGATCGTGGTGCTGTACGACACCAAGGCGGCCGACGACCTGGGCGTCTACGCCGACAAGGAACTTGATTCCTACGCGGAGTCCCACGGCTTCCAATTGCGCATCCACGCCACCGAAACGGTCGATGAATCGGGCAAGCCGCCCAAGTACCTTCAGCCGTACCTGGAATTCGCCCAGGGAAAGAAAACGCCGCTGGTGATGATCGGCGGCAACGGCAAGGTGCGCGACTCGATGGAGCGGCCGGTCGACTGTCAGGCGGTGATCGCCCTTGTGGAAAAGGCGGCTGGCGATCCGGAGCGGGCCAGCGATGCCATTTGGGCCGGCGGCCAGTGGCGAAAGCTGGCCAGCCTCAAACCGTGCCGACCGGGTGCCGCCTCGCGGTGGCCGGTTGAAGGTGCGACCAGCCAGGAACCGCTGATCCCGGAAAAGGATTGGCGCGACGTTTCGATCCTCAACTACTCCAAGCGCATCGCCGATCAGGGATCGTATTCGAGTTGCTGCCCTACCTCCGGTTGCTCGGCGCTCGAGATGTTCGCCAACCGCTCGGGACTCAAGCCGGTGCGGCTGTCGGCGGCCGACGCCTATTGGCGAATCAACGACGGGCGCGATTCCGGCGCGATGCTGGAAGACTTCTGGTCCATCGCCGGGAGCGAGGGGGTTTGCACAACCGACTTTTGCCAAGAGCAGACCGGCCGCAGCCCGTCGCACAAGGACGGCTTTCGCAGCGACCGCGGCAAACACCGCTCGTTGCGGGTGACCTACTGCGACGGCTGGGAGGCGATGGCCTCCGCGATCCAGAGACGGAAGCCGGTGCATTTCGGCTTGATGGTGACCAGCCAGTTTTCTGCCAATTCGCAAGGCGTCATCGGCCCCAAGCGTTCGCGCGGCGGAGGCGGCCATGCCGTGCTGGCCATCGGCATGAAGAAGATCGGCGGCGAGTGGTACATCGTGATGCAGAACTCATGGGGCGAGCGTTGGGGCGGCTCGTTGGATGGCAGCGTGCCGAAAGGCTGTTGCCTGTTGCATACCTCATGGATTGAGCCGGCCTTCGGCTGCTTCGCGTTGGCCGCCATCGTTTCGCCGAGCGACGATCCGATTGCCGTGCGACCGAGGAAACCGATTACGGAAACACTTTACGCAAAGGACATCCAATGGAAACCGCTCTTGGCGCTTTCGCCCTGACTCCGCTGTGGGTTCGGCTGTTGCTGTTGTACCTGTTCGCCGGACTGGCCTTGTCGCTCTACGACAACCGCCGGCAGGCGGGCGATTCGATCCTCAAGGCGGTGACCGCCGTGCTGGTGGCCGCCGTGTCGGCCCCGGTGACGGCCGTGGTTCTGCTGGTGCTGTTCATTATGAAGCGCACCTCGCCGCTGCCGATGCTGTTGCTGTGCCTGACGCTTGGCGTGGCGGTGGCCATCGCCGGCCCGTTCAACCGTGCGTTGCCGTCGCCTTGTGCCAACGGCCAATGTCCGACCGAGCGAGCGACCGGCTTGTTGTTGCCGCCTCTGGTCAAGCAGCCGGCGCCGGTTGTCGAGAATCCTACACCGCCCGACGCGGGAACACAGAAGCCGCCTGTTGCCGAGAAGGTGGCCCGACCCGCGCCGCCGTTGCCGGCAACGCCCTGGGGATTCGACATCACCTGGGAAGGCAAGCGGGGGAACAAGATCATCATTGGCGCGGAGGCGGAAGTAGTCGCGGCTACGGTGGTGGAAGGGGAGCGGCTGCCACGAATCAAAGCGGCCGCAAGTCGGGCGCGTCACGCGGCGGATCGGGTCGTGAATCGGTTCCGGAGGTACTGAGCCGCGAGCCGCGGCGGGCAGGTTGTGGAGGCGGTTATGGGCGGCCTTCCGCAGTTGGTGCTGAGTCGAGAGTGGGTTGGATTCTGCCCGTGCGGCCGAATCATCCTGGCGGCCGAGGGCGGCGACGAACCGCCCCGGCGTGTGTTGTGCGATGCGTGCGAAAGGCTTTTTCAGGTGGTTGGCGACAGGGAACTGACGACAGGCAAGGACAGCGAGGGCAAGCCATCGTGACGACCGACGAACGCGGCCTATTGGAAGCGGTGCTGACCAAGGTACAGGAAACCCACGACGCGTTGATCAGGCATATCGCCAAGTGTGAAGCCTGCCGGGCCACGGTCGATTCGCTCAAGGTGACCGTCTACGGCGCGGAGGCCGACGACCACCGGCCGGGCCTCAAGGCGCAAGTGGTCAGCTTGGGCACGGTGATGAAGGTTTGCTTCGCGGTGTGCGGCGTGGGGCTGTTGGTGCTGGCCGTGGCGGACACGGTGCTGATCGTCCGGGCGTTGGCGTGGTGAGGGAACAATCATGGGCGTATTGAGCATCGACCCGCAGATCATCGGCTGCGTTGACGACCGTTCGGCCGTCGGCGTGCTGCGCAACAAGCCGGCGTTGGGAAACATTGTTGCCGTTCCCTTTCGCCTCAACTGGGGCGAGCTTACGGCCATAGGCAGCGGCAGTGCGGCAACGCTGATCCAGAGCGGCTACGGTATCAGCCAAGAGCCGATTGACTCCTGCCTGTCGTTCACCGTGCCGGCCGTCACCGGCCACGGAGCGATGTGGCAGGGCACATTCTACGGGCCGGTGTTCGGCTTCTCAATCTACCGCGTTTCGAGTTCAACCTATGTGACCGACCGGCTTTCGTGCCTGGTGGATGGCGAGGCGTACCCGTGCCGCGTGCTGTCGGAGATGATGGCCTCGCGGGCCTACGCCGGCAACACCGACATGCGGGGTATGTTCGTTGCGGTCGATGACTTGCCCGACCTGCCGCAAGGCCGTCCGCACCACGCCTACATCACCTGCGCGAGTCACCCCAGTACGGCGACAACTTCGCTGTTTATTACGTCGTTGTTGTTGGATGGCCGCTACTACGCAGCTCGACTGCCGGACTACTACGTCAAGACGCCGTTTCTGCCCATCACGTCGGCGACGGGACTATTTGCCGATTCGGCGACCAGCGCGGCCGGGACCGGCTCGACCATGTTCCGCGTGGTTCGTAAGCTGATTTTTCAGAACCTTGCCAGCGCCGCACGGATTGTTGAAATTCGCGTCGGCGCGGCCGTCATGCGGCGAATCACGCTGGCGGCCCTCGATTCGGCCGGCGACTCGGCGGAGATTGACTTCGGAGCGGACATCCACAACACGACCCTTTCGTGGATCGTGACCAACGGCAGCGCCAGCGAAGTGCAAGCGATGGTAACCGGGAGAACGTAAGCATGGCAACCAACCGCAGAATGCCGACCAGTTACGCCAAAGGCCGGCGGTTCTCCGTCGCCTGCATGGGCGACTCGCTGACTTTCGCGGCCGGGTCCGGCGTGCGGGCCGACCAGTATTGGCCGGAGCAACTGGGCATTCGCCTCCGCGCGGCCGGCGCAGCGGCGGCCGTGCGCAACTGCGGTAAGAGCGGCGACACCAGCACGCAAATGCTGGCCCGAATCGCCGATATGCTGTACTTTGACCCATCGCCGGTTATCGCGATCATCCACGCCGGCTACAACGACCCCGGGGCGTCGATCCCGCAGGCCACCACGCAAGCCAACATCCAAGCCATGATCCGCTACTTGCGTAACGGCTGCGTGGGGCAGGTGGCCGGCCAAGCGACGCTGCCGGCCGAACAAGCGGAGGGGACCAAGTATCTGGTGGTGAGCGACACGTCCAGCACGGGCGGAATCAATCCTGAATTGGCCGGCTCGCGAACCGGTCCGCAAGTCTGGCAGTCGCGCAACGGCCTGGCCGGCGAAAGCGGTTGGGGGCGGCTCAACTCACAATCCGGCACCACCATCACGCGGTTCATGCTGCTGACGACGCATTTCTGCAACTACAGTTCGGCCGGCGATACGGTGGATACCGGCCACGCCGGGCAGAACGCCACGCGGAAGCAGGTCTACGACGCGCAGGCAGCGGCCCAAGCAGCGGAGGCCGGCGCGGTGCTGTGCGACATCTACGCCAGTCTGCAAGCCCGCATTGTGGCGGCAACCACCGGCGACACGGCCACCAACTACACCTGGCACACGGCCAATGGGGACATTCACCCGAACCCCTACGGGCACGACCTGATTGCGCAGTGCGCCTACGCGACGTTGGTGGCCCAAGAGGGCTGGCTGGCGGCAATTAGTTGAGGCTTTTTGGAATAGTTCAATGGGTCAATTCGTCATCGCAAAAAGCTGGTTGAGCGGCGCGGCTCTGACCGTGGCGGCCTACGACGCGGCCGGCGCGTTGATCTTCGCTGCCGCCGCGATGAGCGAATCCCCCGCTAGTTCGGGCTGTTATCGCCTGGTGCGAAGCGATCTTGACGGGCAGCAGGGGCATTTCATTTTCGACGATGGCACGTTCAAAGAGATCGAGGCGTTCGGGAATCCGGACCGCTTGGCGGCCGTATACGACGCGGCCAAGACGGCCGCAACGCAGATCAGCGTTGACGCGATCCCGACCAATCCGCTATTGGACGACGATTCGCGACTCGACAACCTGGACGCGACGGTTTCGAGCCGCCATGCCTCGGGTGCGCCGGTGGCCAAGTCGCCGGCAACCCTGGACTGGTCGGCCGACGTCACCAACAAGCCGACCATCGGCACCAGCACGTTGGACGCGGCAGGAGTCCGCAGTGCCGTGGGAATGGCAGAAGCCGACCTCGACGAGCAACTGGCAGCGTTGGCGGAAGGCGACACTACGGCCGCGGAGATTCGTGCGGCCATCGGCATGGAAGCGGCGGACCTCGATGCGCAGTTGGCGGCCGTCAAGGTGAAGACGGACCTCATTACCACACAGGGAGTTTTCGTTCAGCAGTCGATCGGGGCCAACGGCGCGCCGCTGGTCATCTATCGCGGCGACGACATGGACGAATCGACCGGCCGCTACGTGGATGTGACGCTGCCGGCCGGCCCGGACCTAACGGACGCCGCGGCATCGCTGGTGGTGCGGCTGCATTCCACGGGTGCGGTGGAGTTGGAAGCCGCTGGGGAACTACAACCGGGGACGCGGACTTTCCGTTTCAGCTTGCCTGCCGCCGACACGTCGGTCTGCACGGCCGGCGTGCGCGACCATGATTATGCGGTCAATGTGACCTTGGACGGCGGGCTGATCTGGACGCCGTTCATTGGAATTCAAGCGGCCAGCGTGACCGACAACCTGGCCGTGGCAGAGGAGGCGTAAGCAATGGCGTCACGTTACGCAAGAACCGGCGGACCGAACTTTTCCCAGTCGAGCGATTGAAACACGGAGCCCGATGGCTCGGGCGATGCTGGCGTTCCGGAAGGAGGCGACGATGGCCACGCGGACTACACAAGCTGCCGGCAACCTAAAGACCGACACGGCGACCGTGTGGGGCGGCAACGCTCCCGCCGAATCGGATGATCTCGTCGTGGCCCATGCGGGATGCTCGCTGAGCCACGGTCAGACGTTGACCTGCAACACGCTCAAGCAAAGCGGCGACGGTACCATTGAAACGGCGGGCGATGTGGTGATCGTGGCAACGAACGTCACTTCACTGGATGAACCGGCGTTGGCGTCATTTCTACAGGGCGCGTCACGATCGAGAATCTTCCTCGATTCTCCCGCGAAAGCCTCTACGGGCGGACCAGGCGGCAACTATCAAGGCGAACTGCCCGGTGAGCCTGGGGTCGATGCGGCGGCGTTGGTGTCGCTAGCTGCGGACGCGAGCCTCATCAAGGTAGATGATTCTTACGAATGGGAGAGCGGCGACGGCGGGCAGGGCGGTAATGGTGATGGAAACGAAGTGCCAGGCGGAAAGGGTGGGACGGGCGGGGTAATCTGCGAGACGGGAATCATTGTCGGTTCGGCAGCCAACATGGCGGTGCAGGGCTTGACTGGCCCAGCCGGTATGGTAGAGCCGGTCGGAGCAGGCGGCGATCCTGGAAATGTCACAGTTCCGACTTACGATCGGGCCGACCCGACATCAAGCACGGCGGCACTAGATACGTTGGTTTGGCCGATTGCCTTCAGTTGCGTGAGTTTGGCGAGCGTCGATCTGAACGGCTTCAGCGTGGATTGTGATGGGGTGACTTTGCCTGCGTCCTTGACCGTGACGGACGACAGTAGCGCGGGCACTCTGTTGAAGCCGTCGATTGTCGGAACGCTGGCACTTGAGGTCGGTCACCTTGATGAGCCGACGTTTGGGGCGAGTTCCATAACGACGCTTTCGAGCACGGCCGATTTGCAAGACTCGACCGACCAGACGATGACGCTGCCAGACGGAGCGACGTTGACGTTCGAGGATACCGCCAAGATCGTCGCTGGCCACACGCTCACCGCCGAGGCAGGATCGACACTCAACGTCAATGTGGATGACACGTCCGCCTTTGCCAACGTGTCCAGCTATGGAGACTTGTATTTCGAGCCAGGGGCAACGATCAACAATGACGCCGGCATAGGCGACTTGCTGCTGAAAATAACCGTGCCGAATGGCAGCGACTCCAACACGGTGGTTGATTACCCGGCGGAAGGCGACGTAACCGACGGGGTTTTCTTCGCCAACAACACCAAAGAGGGCAGCGCCCCCGCTTCGTCGCCGCCGGCCATCGGCCGGGTGGACCTGGCCCCGGGAACGGAACTCAACTTCAAGGGCTGAGCATGACCACTACGCCGGCAGAACGAATGCAAGCCGCCGCCCGCCTGTTGAAGCGGGGATGCTCCGTGCTGGCCGGAGTGCGGGCCAGCGTCCAGCGCGACGGCCAAAGCGTCGTGGTCGATGCGGTGCAAGGCAGGTCGGAGTTCGCCGTGGAAAGCGGCGGTGCGTTCGTCACCGTGACCAACGATCTTTCGTTGCTGGTCGAGGCGTCGGCTCTGGTGTTTTCCGGCAGTCTGGAAACGCCCAAGAGCGGCTGGAAGCTGACTGTGCTGGACGGCCCGAAGGCCAATCAGGTGTTTGAAGTTCTTGCTTTGCCCAACGGCAGTTGCCACGAGGAAATGGCCGGCGGCAACCTGTTGAGAATCCACTTGAAGCGAGTTGCGTGAGAGCATGAGCGCTCCGGTAGTTGCCCTAACCAAAGCGGTGGAAAGCTGGCTGAAGGCCGCCCAGTTCAGCCTGCCGATCACCGTCGAGCGGCAGTACACCACCGGAGTGACGCTGGCCCGGCTGGAGTCGCTGCAAACGTCCGCCCTGGCGACCATCGTACCGCGTGCCGAGGGCGCGATTCAGCGGGTCTCGCAGAAGCACGTCGCCGGCGAATTGCTGGTCGATGTTTGCGTGCGGAAGAAACTCGGGCCGGTCGCGCGGCAGGAAGACTCGATTGCCACGGACGCCGAGATAGGCCAGATCGACGACTGCATGGACCTGGTGGAGGAAATCAAGCTGGCCTTGATGACCATGCCCAAGCCGGACGGCGTGAGCTACAGCAAGCCGCCGGCGGCGGTCAACGAGCCGCTGCTGTTCGACATGGAGCATGTAGAAAAGCTGCGTGTCTTCGTCTCGTTGGTCACCGTCTCTTTCGGCGTCGGGAGGGTAGTGGCATGATCCAGGTCAAGCCGGGGGCTTTCTTCTTCGATTCCGAAACAATCGTTCGCTCGGTGGCCAAGGCCACGCGGGCGGTGTTGTCGAAGTTCGGTGCCTTCGTCCGACAGACGGCAAAGAACAGCATCCGCACGCGGCCCGGCCCGTCGCCGGCCGGGATGCCGCCGCACAGCCACAAGGGCACGCTGCGCCGGCTGATCTATTTCGGCTACGACGCCAACACGCGCTCGGTGGTCGTGGGGCCGGTGCCCTTTGCCGGGGCCAGCGGCACGGCCCCCAGCGCGTTGGAATATGGCGGCACGGCGCGACTGACGACCAAGAGCAGGCGGCACCTGAAATCTCTGCGGCGACATCGGTTCGTAGGCGGCGCGGGCGAAATCCGCCTCGACGGCACCGGCGGCAAGAGCACTAAGGAAAATCGCTTTGGGCGAGTGGTGACCTACGCCAAGCTCCGCACCATGGCGCAAGCCGCCAGGGCCAACCGCCTCAACGCCGAGCTCTACGAAGGACGCCAGAACGAAACGGAAACTGCGCACGAATCTACTCTGCGCAGCGGCTCAGCGCGAATCGAGGCCCGCCCCTACATGCGGCCCGCGATGCAAAAGGAACTTCCCAAACTGCCGGCGATGTGGGCCGGCTCAATCAAGTAAGGAGCTAGCAAACATGGCTGAGTACCAAGAGCAATTCCAACTCGGCAAAGACGCCCAGATGTTCATGGGCCTCAACGGGGGCGAGCCGACCACGCTCATTGAGAACGTGGGCGACATCAAGCCCAACCGCACGCTGATCGAGGCGTCCCGCTTCCTCCGCAGCCAGCCGGTGGAAGTGACGGCCGCCATCGGCCACAAGGTGGAAGTCGAGTTCGACATCGTGGCCAGCGACGACGACGAAGTGTACATGGACCTGGTTGCGGCCGACGTGGGCCTGGAGCCGCGGACCTTCAAGTTCCTGTCGAAGGAAAACGGCCACGGATTCCAGGGCGATTTCGTCGTCTCGGTCGGCGAGACCTTCCCGGTCGGGGACATTCAAGCGGCCACGGTGAAGATCAAGCCCACGAAGACGGCCACCGCCTTCCAGTGGCTCATGCCCAGCTAAGGCGCCAAGCGAAGCCGATCGCGAGCAAACCAATCAACCTACTTCAATAGCGAAGGATCCCAAGCGATGGAAGGAAAGATTACCAGCAAGATCACGGGCGGCGGCGTCTCGATCAGTTCGACGATCACCCGCAGCGACGACGACTATTCGCCGATGACGCTGACGAAGGAAATCGCCGCGGCCAAGGCGGGCACGCTCACCACGCGGACCGACAACGACACCGGAGTGGCCACCCTCTCCACCGGCCACGGCATCGTCACCAGCGACGCGGTCGACGTCTACTGGGCAACCGGCATCCGCCGCGGCATGACGGCCACCGTGGCCACCAACGCCGTGACCATCGACGGCGGCTCCGGCGACAACCTGCCGGCGCAGGACACGGCGGTCAAGATCTGCAAGCAAGTCGAACTCACCGCGGCATTCAACGGGGCCAAGGTCAAGATGGCCGCGTTCCAGTCGGACCGCCGGGCCTACTTTGACACCCTGGAGTCGGCTGTCTCGGTTGCCGGCGCGGAGTTGATCGCCAATGAGGCGTGGAGTTGGGCCGACGACACGGCGATTGACAACCCCTTCGGATCGTCCGACATCGACACCATCGTCTTGAGCAACGGCGATTCGGCGGGCGTGGCTACGATCAAGGTCTTGGTGCTGCTGGACGCCGCGGCCTGAGAAGCAGGTTACAGGCAACAGGTTACAGGGGACGGGGAAAGACTGTCCCCTGTAGCCTGTCGCCGATTTTTCCAAGGAGTGAACCGAAGCTATGAAATCGTTTACCGACGCACTGGCCCGGAAGTGGGAATTCTCGCTGACCATCGGCGCGGCCGACCGCATCCGCAAGGCAAAGCAGATCGACTTGTTGGACCCGCTCAAGGGCGACGTGCCGCTACTGACGGCGATACACGCCGATTGCTACTTGCTGGCCGACGTGTTGTGGCTGCTGGTCGAGCCGGCGGCCGCCAAGCTGGGCGTGGACCAGGAAGGCTTCTTTTCCGCGATCGGCGGCGCTGAGTCGCAAGCCTCTTATGAGGCGTTCGTGGAAGAGTGGATGGATTTTTTCCGCAGCCGCAACCGCCCGGATGCGGCGGCAGCGATCGCGGCCCACCGCGCGGCCGTAATCCGGGCGATCGGAACGAAAACCAAGATCGTGGAACTGGCGACGGCCCGGATCGAGGAGACGATGACGGCCGCCGAGCGCCGTGGACTTGGCGCGATGTCTGGGGCCTTGCCGGATTCGTCGGTTTCGACCCCCGAGAACTGACGCTGCGGGAACTGTGCTGGGCGGTGGAGGAAAAGGCCAAGCTGCAATGGAACCAGACCTCGGCCTTGATCGCCGCAATTTACAACAACGCCACCTACAACACCCGGCTCTGGAAGCCGGACGACTTCAATCCGCTGGCTGAAAGACGACAGCAACGAGCGCGGCCGAAAACGATGTCTTTGCACTCGTTGGCCAAGATGTTCCATGTGCCGGGCGTGCCGGCGAAAGCTCCAACCAACCCCCAACCCCCAATCCCCAATTCCTAATCCCTAGCATCCCATGAGCACAGGCGGATCGATTCGCGCCGGCGGGGCCTTTGTGGAAATCTTCGCCAACGATTCCAAGTTGGCGGAGGGACTGCGAGGGGCCTCCAACAAGCTCAAGGCGTGGTCGGGCCAGTTGGCTTCGATCGGGGCCAGCTTCTCGCTGGTGGGCGGCGGCATGGTGGCCTCGCTGATCGCCACCGCCAAGCGCGCGGCCGAGTCGGGCGACGAGCTAGTGAAGATGAGCCGTCGCACGGGGGAGTCGGCGTCCGCCTTGTCCGCTCTGGCCTACGCCGCCTACAAGAGCGACCTGGGGATGGAGACCGTCGAAAAGTCCATCCGCATCATGCAGAAGACGATCGCCGGGGTGGACGACGTGGCGGAGGGGACGGCCAAGGGACTGGAAACCATCGGCCTCAGCGCCGCCTCGATCATTCATCTGTCGCCCACGCAGCAACTCATGGCCATCCGGGAGAAGCTCCTGGAGATCCAGAATCCGGCCCAGCGGGCGGCGGCCGCCATGAAGGTGTTCGGTAAGAGTGGCGTGGAAATCATCCCCATGCTGGAGGATTTGCCCGACCTGTTGGAAGAGGCCAAGAAGCTGGGTTACATCAAGACCGACGCCAGCATTGAAGCCGCGTCGGCCCTGGACGACGCCATGAAGGACGCCGCCAAGGCGACCAGCGCCGCTGCCGGCGCCTTGGGTGCGGAGATGGTCCCGTTGGTCAAGGAGTACAGCGAGACGGTCACCTACGTTGCCCGCGAGGCGGCGGCCTGGATCAAGGCCCATCGCGACCTGGTGGAGATCGGCGTCAAGGCGGCGGTGGCGGTGACCGGCATCGGGGCGGCCGCCTTCACCGCCAGTAAGGCATTGTCGATCTTGTCCGGCGCGTTGATGGTGTTCTCCGGGCATCCCGCGGTCTTGGCGCTGTTCGGGCTCACCGCCGCCGTGGCTATGTTCGGAAACCAATTTACGCACACGGCAAAGATCACCAGCGACGCCGTCAACGCGCTGGAGTCGCAGTATAAGCAGAACGCTACCGATCAGGCATTATTCAACCGGCTCGAAAAGCTCTCGCAGCAGACGGCCTTGACCGACGCGCAGATGACCGAGGCGGAGGGGATCGTCGCCGCGTTGACCGCACGCTATGGTGACTTGGGAATCACCATCGACCGGACGACGGGATCAATCAATGGCCTGGACGATGCGCACGACAAAGCGACCGAGGGCATGCGCAAGGCCACCATCGACAAGTTGAAAGATTCAATCCGCGAGCAGCAAGAGAACCTCAACGAAATCCAGTGGAATATGAAGACCGCCGCCGCCGGCGACGTACTCTCGGCGCAGGGTCTGTTGAGTGCCATCACCTTCGGATTGGTTGATCGGCCCGATTCGCTGCCGCGGTTGGATGAGAAGGCGGCCCATATCCAAGCCACGTTGAAGCGGCTTCGGGAAGAGCTGCAAAAGATCAAATCCGGCGACTTGGAGACTCTGACCGGCGGAAAGGAGCGCCAGCGACAGCCTGACGGTGCGAGTCCCGAGGACGCACGAGAGGCGGAACGGCGGGCCGAACGGAAAGCCGAGTTCGAGCAGAACGCGGCCGAGAAGCTTCACCACCTGAAATTGCAGCAGATCAAGGATGAGTACCTTCGCGAGATCGCCCTTATCAACGAGAAATACGACGCTGAGCTTGCCAAGGCCCAGGAACTCGGGGCGAACATGGACTCGATCCAGGAAGCCCGCCGGGTGGAGATCGAGGCCGCGGAGAGGAAGCAAAAACAGAGGGAAGACGAAGAGCGAAAGAAGAAGGAAGAAGAAGAGCGAAGGGCCGAGGAGGACCGGGCCGACTTCGTGGCCAGCATGGAAGATCAGACGCAGCGCGAGGAGATCAACGCCAAGATGAAAGGCGTGGAGCGCGAGAAGGCCCTGCTGAAGATGGAAGAGGAGAAGGCGTTGGCCGAGGCCCGGGCCAAGGGCGTGGATGAGGCGTTCGTCAAGGAGCAGTTCGCCCGCCGGGCGGCGTTGCTGGACATGGCCGCCCCTGAAAAAGACGACTTCCAATCGAAGCTGTCCGCCTCCGGCACTTTCAGCGCCTGGGCGGCGCCGGGGATGGGCGGCGGCCGACAACTTGACCGGATCGCGCTGGCCACCGAAGAAACGGCCAAGAACACCAAGGACATCAAGGCCGGAGGGCTCGGCTAATGGCATGGGTTGAATCGCTGTACGAAAACGTCGATTGGCGCGGCGGCGAGAGCGAAACAGCCACCATGAAGTTCCTGGTGGGCGACGTGGCCAGCGAAGCCGAGGCCCGCGCGGCGGTGCTGGAAGTCGCCCCCAAGCAGTACGAGGGCCTGTTCCGCCAGAAGCCTTCGGCCAGCCCGGCCGGCCGCGACTCTTACGACGTGGAAGTGACTTACACGGCGAAGAAGCCGGACAGCGAAACGGGCGAAAATCCCGACGACAACGACCAGCCGATCGACGTGGAATTCGACATGTCGGTCGGCACGCAGCACGTCACTCAGGCCATCGCGCAGTTGGCCAAGTACGCCAAGGGAGGCGAGACCGCCCCGGAGAATTACGGCGCGATCGGCGTCACCGAGAGCGGCGTGGCCGGCGTCGACGTCCCGTCGCCGCAAATGCGGATTCGGATTCGCAAGGAAGTCTATTTAGCCCAACTGAACTGGAACTACATCGCCCTGCTATACGCGATGGGCGGTTGCACCAACAGCGCGCCGTGGCACGTCTTCGCCATCGGCGAGGCGCGTTTCCTGGGGGCGCGGATCGCCACCAAGACCTCCACCAAGGCTACGCTGGAATTCTCGTTCGAGATCTCGCCCAACGCCACAAACCTGGTGGTCGGTGAAATCACCGGCATTGCCAAGCCGGGATGGGCCTACATGGACGTCATGTATCGCGAGAAACTGGTAAGCACCACGCCCATGATGATCGTGCAAGAGCCGGTGGCGGTGTACATCGATCAGGTGAGCCGCGAGGCCAACTTCAACGAGCTAGGAGTCTGACCGATGCCCGCCGACTACGGCTATAATCCCAAGGCGGGCGACGGTCTGGAGAAGATCTCGGCGGAGGCCCTGGGCGATGCCCTGGACGCCGGCCGCGGGTTGCGCCGCGCCAGCGGAGGGCCAGCGAAGGGGCGCGGCGTCGAGCAGGTCCGTAACGCGGTGGTCGCCTTCTACGCCAACAATTCCGACGAGGATCTCGACATCGGCCTTGCCGTGCCCGTAAACGCCTCGGCGGTGGCTCTGCCGACCGGCGGCGACGCTAGCCCGGCCTGCTCCAATCCCATCCTGCAACTGACGGGAGCATTGAATTTCGATAGTTGGATTCGGCACAACGGGCAAATTGGGATCACGTTGGAGCCAATCGACGCCGGTTCGGTCGGCCGCGTGGCGGTTGCCGGCCTAGTCTACGCCCGCATAACGGGCGAGAGGACGTTTCCGAATCTGTTCGCGGCGGTGCCGCTGCCCAACGGCAGCGGCGAATTTGTCGGCGTGTTGGAACTCGAACCGCACGGCTTCTATGTCGTTGAGGCCGAGAGCGGGACCGGCAAGCGTTGGGCGCTGATCAACATGATTACCGACGGCCTCCTTGGCTGCCGCGGTGGGACCACCGGGGAACTGTCTCAGGGCGGATCGTGTGAGTGCAGCATCAGGACCCTTGAGCACGGCAGCACCGAGGGGACCGACTCGCCGCAGGGCTACGTCACCGCCTACGACTGGTTCCTGGACAACGAGCAGACGCTTCCGGCCGGGGCCCGCGTGCGGCTGGAATGGTCGAAGCAAGATCACCGCTGGTGGATCACCGAGGCGGCCTGCGGTCTGCCGCAATAGGAGGTCGCCGTGGCTTTGTTGTTGGCCTGCCTCCGCTTCGCCCGATTTGCCGTCGGCTCCTACTGCTGCGGCTGGTGCCCATGCTGCGCCGGCAAGAAAACGCCCAACGAGATCCAGGCGACCATCGCCGGCCTGGCCAACGACAACTGCACGGACTGCGGCTCGGGCAACGGCACGTTCATCCTCAAGCAGCACACCGTTGCCAACGGCTTTGAGTGGAACGACCATTGCCGCTGGGTGTACGAGCCGTCGGGCGGCGGATTCTGCGACGGCGTTTATCGCTTGTGGATTGTGGTGAGCTGCTACCCGGGCATCCCGGCCATCACCGTGGGCTGGGACGATCAGAGCGGAACCCGATGGTGGTGGCGCAAATCGCTGCAGCACACCGAAAACGGCATTCGCGTCGACTGCAACATGTTCTACGACCAGGACAACGCACCTGTCGAGATCACCATAGGCGACGCAACGGGAAACAACGACGGCTACTGGTGCGACGACAGCGGCAGCTCCTGCGTGATCGAGGCGGTGAGTTGAGGAAGGGATTAGGGATTAGGCGCGTTGTCGCTGCGTCCGTTCTTCTTCCAATCCCCAATCCCTAATCCCCAATCCCTACCATATCCCCCAATGTCCGATTGCTGCTTCCAACAAGTCGAGCCGGGCCGAATCCGTTGCTCGGTCTGCGGCTACGCGCTGCGAACCGTCCGCCCGTTGCAAGACGTCCGCCGGCGTTGTGGCGTTTCGCCACCGCAGCCAATGATCCCTTTTGCCGAGCAGTTCCGCCATTTGTTGGACATGGCCATCGCCCACGGCCTGGCCACGCTGTCGGCCGTCGAGATCGAGCGCCGCCTGGCCGCCTGCCGCGTGTGTCCCAGCTATTCCGACGATCGCTGCACGAAATACTGCGTCGGCTGCTCGGGCGTGCAAAGCTGGCTTCATCGCCTCACGGCCGGCCAGTGCGACGGGTGGGCCATCACGACCGGCTGCCTATCCGTACACTGATTCACGGCCGTACAGTGTACGGGCGTTCGGTCCGGTAAGTGGGCGAATCGACCCTCTAGCAGCCCCGCTGGTGCGTTCGGACTGGCCGGGTCGATACGCTAGACCTTGGCCACAACTTAGCATCCTGGGGCACGCTGGGCGTTTTCTCCCTCTGGACGGTGGATTAGGACGGCAGACGCACCGCCGACAGCGGTAGGTCTGGCGTTAATCTGCGCGGGCCGACCCCCTAGACCGGATGGATTTTGAGGAAAATCGACACAATCACGCTAGAGCTATTGCATCGAGCTGCGATATGTCGATAATAGAGGCAGTGAGAGCGATTGAGCCGGCCGTGTGGCCGGCAACTCGCCCGCGGAGGGACTTGGCATGATCGCAAAACAGCCTGACATGTGCGAGTGCTGCGACGAGCATCCCGTGTGGGATGAGTCGCGCAAGCACGGCTACGCCTACTGTGAGGAGTGCTCACTTGAGTCGATGTGCCCTGAGTGCCGTAGCGATCACTCAGAGGAGCTAGATCCCGTGTACGTGTGGGATCCGTGCCCCGCCTGCGCTAGGCGAGATCGCGACGAACGAGATCGCGACGAACACCGGCAGGCAGAGTGGGAGGCGCGTGAGGGTGCGATCGATAGTATCGCGAGCGCATTGCATGCAGCGCTCGCGCCGACCATTGAGCTACGAGAGCGACACCGATCAGCCTCATCGGCCTCACGATACTATCTCGCAGTCGATGCAGACGACGACGGCGTCTACGTTACCGTGCGAATCTCTGATCACGATGCCGGCGAGTTCGGCGGATACGACGAGCGCACAGGATATGCGCACGGCCGCGAGGAGTATGAGCTGCTCCACACGGCGACGGCCGAGGACATTTCGGAGGCGGCGAAAAAAATCGATGCTGAAATCTCTGCTATGAGGACCGCATGACACACACACAGATTACGCTTGGCGAGGCGATAAGAGCTGCGCGAGAATCCGCCGGCCTCACCCAACGCCAGTTGGCCGCCCGGCTCGGCTGCGAGTCGATTAAGGTCAGCCGTTGGGAGCGCGGCGCGAACGAGCCGCGAATCGACACATTACGGGAGATCGCGGCCGCGCTGGGCACCACGGCCGCCGCGCTGGTGGGCTAGCGAGCGAAATCACTGGCAACCCGACCCCGGTTTCGGCCGGGGTTTTTTGTTGCGCCGCGACTCAGCGCGTGATTTCCCACGCCCGCCGCTTGATCCAATCCAGGTCTTCTTTCGAGATCTTGGCCCGCTCGACCGAGAATCGGCTGCCGTCGCGGCGTTGGAAAACCACCTTATCGCCGATGCCCCACAGGTACTTCGCCTCGACCTGGTGCTGGCCGCTGGCGTCGGTCCACGTTCGCCACTTGCGAGATTCGATCAGGTCGCGTCGCTGCTTCTCGAAAGCCGCATTGGCCGCGGCCCGTTCGGCATCCTCTCGCTGGGCGGCGGCAAGATCGGATTCCGCACTTGGCTGCGGTTCGTCGGCGCGTCGCGGCTGATTCCAATTCGGGTCCACCGGCGGACCGCAGATAGATTGCTGCGGCTCTTCCATTCCCGCTTCGCCCGACGCGGGAAGAGCCGCAGCCGGTCGTACCGGCGGCCAGACGGTTTCCCAACCCTCGGGCAGCTCGGGCATCTGGTCGACGGTGAAGAACTTGGGCGGCTGGTATTCGGCCGGCTCGGCTTCGGGCTGGTCCCAGCCTTCCGGCGTGCGCGGGTCGCGCGACGGCTGCGGGATTGCTCCCGGCGACGGGTGCTCGGGGTCGGGGAGCCAGGTCCGGGCGCTGGCACCGGCGTGCATCCGTTCATCGACGCTATTGGGCGTGATCTTGGCGTAGTCCTGAGTCCGGTACGCCTGCCAGAGCCCGTCTTGCCAGATGTAGGAGAAGGCGTAGCACAGCGCGCCGGTGGCCGCCGCGAAGACCAGCAACGCCAGCAGATACGGCTTTTCTTGCATGCGCCCCTCCCGATTGAGCTATTTACCAGCCTGCCGCGCCGGGCGTGGAAATGCAAGCCCACCCCGGCTTGCGGGCGCCGGGCTTTGCCTATCTTCACACAACACTGGCCGCCCGTACAGTGTTAGCCCGTACAGCGGGGCCATACGCCCGAATCGGATCTCCCCCCGCCCCGCTGGTGCGATTGGACGGCTTAACCCGGCCCCGCTGGGCGTCCGACGCTACAACGCATCCTAGATCCCCTGGCGAGTTCTGCGCTAGGTTCAGGACCTAGTACCTGTAACGGGTGTGTGGGTCCGAATCCCACCTTCGGCATTGGAATAGGCGAGCGGCCGCGAAAGCGGACTGGATTTCTGCTAGGTCTCCAGTTGTCACCCGCTCGCCTTTCCTTCAGACGCACTTTTGGTGGGACGGCCTGCCGCAAGGCATCGGTCCTGTCAGGCACCGCTAAGCGGCCGTCCCGCCTTTTTTGTATTGTAATGTTCTAACTAGGTCGATACAATCAGGCGTATGGCAATGCTCACCAAGTATCCTGTCGTGTCCGTTTCGGTCGCCGCAGAACGAGTCGGCGTTACCGAGGGTCGCATTCGGCAACTGCTTGGGCAAGGGAGTATTGACGGCCAGCACACCGACCCAAACAACGAAGATTCTCCCTGGCTTGTAGACATCGCCTCTCTCGACCGATGGGCGAAGAAACCACAGACCGTCGGCCGGCCACGAATATCTTCCAAGGCCAGCTAACCCCCTCTTTCTTACCGATTCCAAGAAAATCTTCCCAGTGGAGTTGACACGTTTTAGCTAGGTAGTTAAATTTCGGTTCGTTGAGTGGGACGCACAGCAGCTTAGAAAGCCTGACAACTTCTAGCCGCCTCTGCGGTCCCGAATCGGTTCTTTCGATTCGCGTGATTCCGAACGGAGTCCCCCATGATTTGCACAGACGCGAAGCGTCTTCGTCGCAAGGCATATAACACCTGGTATGGAATGCGAAGACGCTGTTACGAACCAACCGCGAACGCCTATGAATACTACGGAGCCCGTGGAATCGCCGTGTGCCGACGCTGGCGAGATTCTTTCACGGCGTTTCTGAATGACATGGGGCTTCCGCCGTCTCGCCTCCATTCGATCGACCGCATCGACAACCACGGCCATTACGAACCGCGAAATTGCCAATGGGTAACTCGGCGTGAGCAGTCGCGGAATATGTCGTCCAATCGAACGGTGACGTTCAACGGGCGAACGATGGTTCTTGCCGATTGGGCGAACGAACTCGGCATTGACCACAGCGCTTTGCGGAACCGCATCAAACGTCACGGCGTGGTGGTGGCCCTGTCCACGCCTCCGCTTCAACGTGGGAAAGTAATTTCCCATCCGAAGCACCACAAGCGGCACCCATCTACCGGCTTTCGCGGCGTCTATCGAAACAAGAACCGTTTCGAGGCCCGCGTGCATCGCAATGGCTCGGTTCATTATCTCGGGATGTTCGGGACGGCCGAAGAGGCTTCAGTGGCCGTATGCAACTTCGACTCCATCCATTCCACCCAGGAGCCCATTTCGGAATGAGTCTGGCTGCCGGCAGCGGACCCCGGGGAGTCGCGATCCCGGCCGGCACTTTATGAGTCACCGGGCCGACGAAGGCCCTGAATATCCGGAATAGCCGCACTAAGCGGCCATGTTTGGACGCCTCTCGCATGGAAAGCCTACTCCACACCACGCGCCTCGCGACAACCGCAAGCTACGGTTGCGCGGCGTTGGCACCTGCGAGCGGGCACCATGATCCAGGCAGATTCATCGTTGGCGGCGTTTGTGCGCGGCACGTATGCGGCGCGCCATCTGGGCATTGCGCCGGCCACCATCGACGTGTACTGCTACGCCGTGCGGTCGCTGGAGAAGTTTGCCGGGCGGCGGCTGTCGCTGGCAGACCTCAACGACGATCTACTCTACGCCTGGCTGTCGCAACGGCTGGGCGAAGTGTCGGTCCGCACGGTTCGACGCGAGCGGGGCGACTTGCTGACCGTCTGGCGTTGGGCGGCCGACAACGGATTCTGTCTCAGCAAGCCGGGTCGCATCGCGGCCCCCAAGCAACATCGACGCGAGCCGGTGGCCTGGACGGTCGAGGAAATGCGGCGGCTGGTGGCGGCCTGCGATCAACTCACGGGCCGATCACGGACGACGGGCATCGCCTGGTCGGCATGGGCACGCTCGCTGATTCTCACCTGCTACTACACGGGTGCGAGGATTGGAGCCTTGATGCAGGTCCGGCCGGCGGACATCGACCTCGACAAGGCGACGATTACGCTCCGGCCGGAAACGCAGAAGCCGCGGCGCGAGGAAATCTTGCGGCTGCCGCCAGTGGCCGTGGAAGCGATTCGGGCGATTTGCGACCCGGCCCGGTCGCTGGTGTGGCGGCTGCATCGCTCGAAACGCTCGCCGCGACATCACCTGACGCGGCTGCTGAAAGCGGCCGGCCTGACCGTGGATCGCTACCACGCCTTTCATTGTCTGCGCAAGACGTGCTACACGCATACGGCCATCGCCGCCGGGCTGGCCGTGGCTTCAAGACAGCTTGGGCACCGCTCCGACCTATCGAGCGTCTATCTCGATCGCTCGCAGCTTCCCGAGCCGCAAGCGGCCGACGTGCTGCCAAGGCTCTGAATCTTCTTTCGCCCTCATTGCGGCAGCCTGTAGCGGCCGCGTTCTGCCCGGGCTTCGGCAACGTGAGTTCCATGCCGCACGCTCCGCAGCCCGGGTCTTTTGCTATTCCCGCTTTGTGCTACGCGGGAATACACAAGCCATCTTCGATGGCCTCCGCGCCGTTCGCACCGGCGAGACGGACCGCCGGCACTGGGAGCACGACGCCCAGCGGCGGCGCGGAGGCTTCTACAACGATTATTGCAATCCGATGACAGACGTGAAGTGCGCTCATTGCAAATGGTTCCTTGCGGAAACGCCTGACGACGGGGAGGGCGAATGCCATCGCTTCCCGCCGAATCCAATGACAGTTCCACAGGATTACGTGGATGGAGGAGGATCGCAGAAGCTCATTGTCGTCAACTACTTTCCCCAATGTGACTGGGACAGCTTCTGTGGTGAGTTCATGGAACGCAACCAAGTTGAAAAGCACTCGCTCGATTCATTGTCCGTAAACTGCCTGAAGATTGGAGCCCGGGCTAGAAACGCCCTACTGAGCAACGGTATTGAATCCATCGGTAAACTCACCCAAATCCACGCCGACCAGCTTATGCAGTTTCGTAACTTTGGGGTGCGGTGTCTGGCTGAAATTCGCCTGGCATTGGGACTTCATGGTCTCGCGCTTCCACTGGAACAGGTTGTGAAGTAGTACATTCGCTACGAAAGGATTCGCCATGCTGATTTTGAGCCGCCGCGTGAATGAAGCCATCACGATAACCACGCCGGCCGGCGAGGAAATCCACCTCATGCCGGTGCGGATCGATCGCAACAGCGTGCGGCTGGGAATCTCCGCTCCGGACGGGTTCACCATCGTGCGCAACGAAATCCGCGAGCAGCCGTGCGAACTGCCGGACGCGGTGCGACAGGAAATCGCCAGTCTCATGCACGGCGGCGTGCAAGGGCCGTTGTGCGGAGAGGAAAGGTAAGGCCAATGGCCACCACAACCGCAACCCCGCTGGAAGCCGCCACGCTGGCCGTGTGCCACGAAGCGCTCAACACCAACAGCGAAAGCGACCTGCTGATCGCCGCCAAGGTGCGGGCGCTCGTGGTCGGCTATGCGAAACGATGGGCCACGGCTGAGTATGTGCCGTTGGAAATCGAAAACGTATTGACCGCCGACCTGGTGAATCCGCAGACCACGAGGCCAAGCCGCAAGTTGCGAACGGCCGGCAAGCTGGACGTGGTGGCCATGCACGGCAGTCAGAAGGTGCTGATCGACCACAAGACGACTTCGGACGACATCACCGACCCGGCCGGCCCCTACTGGCGGCAACTGGTCGTCGAGTCGCAGCCCACTCATTACATGCTCTTGAAATGGCAGCGTGGCGAAAAACTGGACTCGGCCATGTGGGACGTCATCCACAAGCCGACCATCAACCCGAGGCAGTTGAAATCCAAAGCCGAAAAGGCATCGGTCGTGGCGACGCAGGAATACTGCGGCCAACGGATGACGCTCGACACCCTGCAATGGCTGCAAACCAACGACCGCGAAAACCTGGAGATGTACGAGGCCCGGTTGGCGGACGACTGTTGCAGCGTGCGGCCGGAGTGGTATTTCCAACGCCGCACCATTCCGCGGCTCGACAGCGAATTGATGGACTACGCCCGCGACCTGTGGGACGCCGGGCAACTGATTATCGAAGCCCGCCGCTATCAGCGGTGGCCCAAGCATCCGGCATCGTGCATGGCCTACGGGCGGCCGTGCCAATTCCTGGGAATCTGCTCCAACTTCGATTCGTGCGATTCGTCGAACTGGAAGCGGCTCGACAATCCGCACCGCGAATTGCCGGAACTGACCGGCCAAGAGAAAGACACGATTACCTTTTCCGGCGTGCGGACCTTCCAAGCCTGCCCGCGGAAATTCTTCTACCGCTATGAACTCGGGTTGGAACGCGTGGACGAAGAGGAAGCCGAGAGCCTTCGCTTCGGACACTTGATGCACTTGGCTCTCGAAGCCTACTGGCGGGCTC